TGATATCATTAACACAATCGCACTGAATCATATCAAGAATCTTTTTAGGTGCTGACTTCTCCATCTGGAATATTCCATCTGTTCTTCCCTCTCTGAATCCCTCTATAACTTCTTCGCTTTCTTCGTCCTCTTCTGTTATTTCATGTCCAGTCTTTTCTCTTAGCTCACGCATTTCCGACATTGTTTTAAGTCCTAACATATCAAACTTTACACAATTAATATGTTCTAAATCATCTTTGTCAAAACAACTACTTAACGCTCCTGTCTTTCTATCTCTCATAATAATGCAAGTATAATCACTTATGTCTGTTCCAACCACGGCAACACCAGCCGCATGTTTTCCAAGGTACTTTATTTTACCGTAAAGTTTTGAGAAATGTTTTATAATATTGTCATACTTCTCGTTAAACTCTTCTGTTCTATATCCATTCAGCAAGTTGCTCATGTTCAGTTCATCATCTACTATGAATCCCTTAATATATGACTTAATTTCTGCAATCACTTTTTTATTTTCATCTGCTTCAAACCAATCAACATCTTTTGTTGTTTTTAAGTTACAAACACTTGCTAAATCATTCACAAGGTTGTCAACTCCATACATTCCATAAGAACAAATCTGTATTGCTTTGTTTGGATATTTATTTATAACATAGTCAATTACTTCTTGTCTCCTATCTCGTTCAAAATCTAAATCAATATCTGGCAATGTTTTCTTTTCCTTACGCATAAATCTGCTGAAATCTAGGTTGTATTTTATACTGTCAACTTCTGTGATTCCTACCGCATAAGCTACAAGGCAATTACAAACAGAACCTCTTCCCTTTCCTGTTTCAATTCCATTTTCTTTCGCCCATGTTATGTAGTCTCTAACAATAAGGAAATAGTCTGCAAAACCATGGTAATTGATTACTTCCAATTCTTCTTTGCATCTTTTCCAATATTTCTTATTCCATTTATTTCTGTTTTTCAATCCCTGTTTTGTTAATGTTTCAAGTTGTTTCGCTCCATCATCTGATATTTTAGGAAGTTCTAGTTCCAACCCATCTAGTATATTATCTTCTACTTTGTTATATATTTCTTTCATGTTATCTGCAAATCGTTCTGCAAGTTCCATTGGTTTTTTAAACTTCTTTTTATAGATGTTTGCAAACCGTTCTGTTATTTCATATTCTGTAGGCATGTACCTTTCACTGTATGTTCTTTTTACATCCAATGTTGTTTTTCCGATTTCATGCATTTTACAATATGTGTCAAAATCTTCCTTGCTTCCAAAATGTGAATCACTTGTTAGAATACATTTTATCTTCTTTCTTTTTGCCATTCCCATAAGTTCATAATCTGTTCTTTGCTGTGTACCCTGTGCATCTATTTTATATGGCTGTATTTCAACATATAAATCTTCTTTAAATATTTCCTTAAACTTATCTAACAAACGCTCTGCTGTGCTTCTATGACCATTTAAAATGGCTTGTGATGTTGCACTTGCTATACAAGCTGTTGTACATATAAGTCCATCTGAATATTTTTCAAGTAACTTAAAATCAACTATCGGTTTGTAATAAAACTGTTTTGTATTTGCTTCTGTCATAATGTGACATAAATTTTTGTACCCTTGCAAATTCTTCACAAACAAATTCAGATGGTAACTTTTTCTCTGCGGATTTTCTTTGTTGAATTTTGGCTGGAAATATATTTCACATCCCATAACTGGTTTTATTCCAACTTCATTACATGCTTGATAATGTTTTATAAGTCCACTAATTGTTCCATGGTCACTTATTCCTAATGCTTTGTAACCAAGCTCTTTCGCATGTTTCGCTAGGTTTATAGATTTTCCGAATCCATCAAACAATGAATATTCTGTGTGCCTGTGCAAATCGAAAAAATTTCCCATATTCATTTCTTCCTTTCTGTTCTCTCTATTCTACTTAATTATAACAAAAAGGGTTGAACTTGTCAACCCCTAGCATATAACTATTTTGTTTTATCGTGTTTTGATTTACTTTCGATTTTATCAAGTCTACCAGACATTATATCAATAGTAGTATTTATTTTATCGAACTGATTCCACATATTTTGATTAAGTGCATCAAAAGAATTTTCAACATTTCTCTCTTTCATTGCCTTTTCAAATCCACGCTTCTTTGCTTTTCTGATTTCCTTTTCATATTTTTTTCTTGTTATAAACATTTATTTAATCCTCCCATTCATCCTCTTCTTCATCCCAATCATCAGAATCATTTTCTTCGTCTGCTTCTTCCAAAAGGTCAATATAATACTCTTTTGACTTCTTCGGTTTACAATCAATATCTCGTTCTTTGCACAACTTGTAAAGCTCCTGTGGCTTCATGCTTTCATAATCGTTTGTTTCATCCCCTTCTTCATCCCAATCATCTGTTTCTTCTACTTTTGTTTTAGCTTTTGTTTTGTTTGATTTCTTCTTAGGTGCATCCTCTTCCTCAAAATCTTCATTGTTATCTGCTGGATATGCCTTATCAATATATTTCAAAATTGCTGAATCAGACAACGGTTTTATTTTGTTGTTTCTAAATTTTGCTTTGTCTAACGGAATAACAGAATATGTTGTGTTCTGCCCTTTTCCAATTCTCTTAATTTCATAGTCTCTATCTAAAAGTGTTCCATATGTTTCATATAATGATGCAAGTGCTGGAACTGGTGAACAGTTATTAACCGCCGCCATTAACAACTTCACTTCTTTGCTTTCGAAATCATAGACACTCCAAACATACATTTTTCGTGTCCTTAAATTTTCGTCCTCACAATACTCACATTCTCTGCCAAACTCTTCTTGGCATGGAACATTCACACCTAAAGCAAAACTATCATGGAACTTAATTTCCAAACCATCTTCCATATCTGTTAAGAATCTTACTCTTGCTTTGGAGTCCTCTTTGAAAAACATGAATTTTCCTTTGCTTGTTCCACTCTTACTGATTTCACTTTTAATGTCTGATAACTTAATTTTTCCCATGTTGTTTCTCCTTTTATTCTTTTGATATGTTTGTTTTATACTCACCGATTTCTACTGCACAAAACTGTTTTGGATTTATGATATAACCGCCAAACTCTACAACTGCATTTGCATCTTCAAGATAACACTTTTTAATTACAGCGTTAATTCTTTCTATTGTTTCACGCATTTTTTGTTTTGCTCTTTTTACAAGCTCTGTTAGAAGCATTTCATCAAAACTTGCTTTATCTTCATCACGTTTAAATCCAAACATAACTTCATAATCCATACAAATCAGTTTGTATTCTTCACTCTCTTCATTATACTCTCCACCTATCTCTCTGTCAATCACTAATTTTTCAAGCGTATCCTTATGATAGAAACACATTTTACAATTCACTCTATATCTTAGTACCATGCTTTCTGACCATCCTTTCTGACCATCCTAGAACGCTGTTTAGCGGCTTTTATTTCTTCCTCTGACATTTCCCCCACGTCTTTCTTATCAACTGGATAATCAAAGCGTATAACATTAAAAAACCGCTTTAAATACTCTGTTCCTTTTATTCCGTATTCATCATTATCCAATGCGGATATAACCGTTGTAATTCCTTTTTGTTTTAGTTTATTTACCTGTTCATCTGATATATGCCATCCTAATATTGCAACAACATTTTTTATATGCCCTCTTGTTTTAAGACTTAAATAATCCATGTATCCCTCACATATGTATGGAATGCAGTTCTCTTCATATGTTCCACATAGTGTATCACGCTTTCTGAACCCCTCATTGTATAAATACTTTCTTTTCTTTTCAACATGCGGGTTCATTGTTCTACCTACCCATCCCATAAACTTCCCATTGTCTAATATAGGAAAAATAAATGGATATGCAACATTATAATTGTATTTACACTTTGAAACATTCAATGCACGTTTACTGAATCCACGTTTCTTCATGTATTCAATTATTTGTTTTTCATCCTTGCTGTTTGCTTCATTCCAATCTGTTGTTCTTAATCCATAGTAATAATCCTTTGCTTCAATCAACGCTTGCTTACTTTGTTTCTTACGCTTTCTTTTGACCTTTATCTGTAGCTTTTCTATTTTATCACTATGTAATATTTGTTCTATCAAACAACATGCCTGTAAATCGTTTAATTCTGGATGTGCTTTCATAACAAAATCTAATGCATTGCCTTTCGCTTCACACCCAAAACAAAAAAATGTTCCATCATCCAAACAGATTCGCATTGATGGGTTTATATCATCATGGAAAGGACATATAATATTAAACTCTGTTGTTGTTATTTCTTCAATGATTCCATAATAGATTAATACTTTCGCAAGTTCCTTTCCTCCATATGTTCTTATCATTCATCTTGTTCTAGCCTTTCTGTTCTGTTATCTTAATGTATGGCTCTGATATTTCAACATCACAACATTTTCCTAACTTCGCTTTGTCCTCTTTACTTATTTTGCCTGTCTCATACATTCTATCAAGTTCTGCTTCGTCCATGCTTTCTTCAACATCAATAAACTTTTTGAACTTCTTAGCATCTACTCCACACTGTTTCAAATACTTAATAAGTCCATCCATATCATTTACTTTGTATGTTTTGTTTACTACTGTTTTATATAACTGTTTTGAAATGTTTTGTTTTAACTTTTCAAACTTCCATGTCAACTTCTTTCTTCTAACTTTTGTTACTTTAAGTTTCACATGGTTTGTATAATAGTTCACGCCATCTTTTAATTCAATATCAAAAGTTTCTTCTCCTTTTGGAAGATTGGTAAACATAAAATTTGTAACTGCAAGCTGTTCTTTTTTTCTTACTTCATCATAGTATTCGTCGAACTTCTTTTTTTCTTGTTGCGCTTCGTACAATCTCCTAACGCTCTGTTCTATCTGTGCTGTATTCATTCTTCTGTCCTGTCCTTTCTTTGTACTCTTTTACTGCCTGTCTCTGTGCATATAACACGGAATTAATATCCTTTGGATATGTTCTAACATTTACATCACGAATGAAAACAAGTTCATCAAATGTTAATTCTTTCTCTTCCCCTACTGGTGTCTGTACTCTTACAAGCTCCTTTTTTCTATTTACTCCGACAACTTTTGCCGACCCTAATTTCTTTAAAAGTTTTCCATGTTTTGTTTCAATAAATCTAACATAACAAATCATACAACCAACCTGTAAAACATTATCATAAATACGTTGTTCTTTTCTTGAGCAATATTTCATTTCGATTTCTTCAAGTGTTGCAAACTTTCTTTCTTCTGTTTCCTCTGGACTTGTTTTAACCTCTTCTGTTTCAAGTGTCTCTGTTTCAAATCCTTTTGTCTCAACCCATGATTCATCATCTTCATTGCTTGGTGCTGTCTGTTTTTCTACTTTTGTTTTACTTTTTGTTTCAATCCACGCTTCATTAGTTTCATTCTCATAAGCATTTAATCTATCAATCAACTCCTGTTTTGTGAACTTATGTCCTTTGCTTTCTAATGTGAGCCCTCTGTTTCTTGACTCCTGTTTTAACTCTGCAACTTTCATTTCCTCAAATCTCATTTGTTTTGTTCTCCTTTTCTTTTTATGCCTTAATTATATCACTTTACTTTTCATTTGTCAATATTTATTTTAAAACGATTATACAGATTACTGATAACATATAAATCATTCCAAACAATGATAAACAAGCTATAATATCGTTGAAATCTTGTTTTGTTATGCCCCATTCTTTCCAAAAGGCTCGGAACGTTCTTTTGAACGTCCTCACCTTTCTTTTTGTTTTTCTCTGTAGCTTTCTATAGTTGTATGGTGTCATTTTGTTTTATCTCCTTTCTGAAATATCCAACAGTTTCTTTACTGCCTTTTGGAACTCTTCTAAGTATAAATGCTTTTCTCTCCTCTATTTTACTCATTGCTAATGTTTTCATAATTCATATCTCCTTGTCTGTTCTCTCTTAACTTGATTTAATTATATATCAAAGGGCTGATTTTGTCAACACCCTTAATTATATTTTTTTAATCGAATAAACAATATCTTGCATAGCTATAGCCTTGTGTATTTACAAAAAACTTTTGTTTTGTTTCCTCATTTACAATCATAATAACATATTGTGTATAATCTTTTTCGCATCCGCAAGGAACATCTTTTAAAAAATCAAAATCTTTTAACAAATTATTTTTGAAATAAACAAATTCTTTATCATTCATAATAAATGCCACTGAGCAAATTGCCTTTACATTGTAATATTCATTTTCATCTAACAACTGTTCTGTATATTCCTCAAGTGTATTGTTTTTATTTAATTTAGGCTCTGCTAAATTTAATTTCATTTCTGTTTTAAATGTTCTTTTCTTCATTTGTTCTTCCTCCTAGTTTGTTTTATTTATTAACTGTTTACCTTTAACTTGATTATATTATAACATATTTAAAACAAAAGTCAACACCTTTTTATAAAATATTTTAAAATAAATAAAGCTATATAAAATATATAAATATATTAATTATATTATATATAATATATAGCCTTTTTGTTTTATTTATTTGTTTTATTATGTTTTGTTTCTTTCTTCTTCCACTTATCTGTATAAGTATCATCATATTTGTTTTTGTATTTGTTATGATATTTGTCCTGCATACTGTGAATTGCTATTACATCATAGCCTGTTCCATTAAGCTGTTCGCACATTCTGTTTATTTCTTTTAACTCTTTTGTTACATCCTGTATAAGTTTTGAAATATAATCTGCATCTGCTCCCATATCCATTATTATTGTATAAACTACATGCCATTTTATATCACCCTTTCTAACCCTTTTAATTAAACGAATAGGGCGGTTTTTATGCCGCCCTTACAAATATATCACGCATAAGCGGAAAGTCTCTTAAATCATCAAATAAACGCTTTAGCATCCGCATCCATTATTACAAGATGTTCCATAATATTCAAATTGCGATTCATACCAAACAAAACAACCAAAGCTAAATACTGATTGCAAAAACATTAAAACAATTAGAATGATAATTATAATATCTTTTAGTTTGTTAGAGCGTTTATACTCTTTCTGTACATCTATCAGAACTTCGCTAAACTCTTCCATGTTTGTTTCACTTCCTTAAATTATTGCATCTTTATACTTTCCATTTACTTTTACTTTTACAATCCCTGTACTGTATTTTCCATCTTTTCTATACATCATACCGGCTTTATATTTACTACTTTGTTTTGTATAACAATTCGCTTGTAGTTTAAATATAGCATACAATGTTATGTTTGCTTTTACGACATATGACTCACTTATATACGTTCCGCTTCCATTTTGGTTTGTGTTCCATCCTAAAAACTCATAGTTCAATCTTTCTGCTGTTGGCAACTTTCCAATTTTATCACCATAATATACCGTTCTAACAACTGAATCCGAACTACCAACAATCCCACCATTTGAACCCGCATCAAATTTAATTGCACAGCTTATTTTCTCCCATACCGCATACAATATATAATTATCTGCATTTGTTCCTCCCCATGCTTGACCAGCACTATATGATGGCGAAATCGCTGTGCTTGACAATGACCAACCTAGGAACGTATACCCTGTTCTTTTTGGAATTGTTTTTGACAATGTTGTATCATATCCATAATAATAGTATTGTGTGCTTGGCGCACCCGTTCCGCCATTCGCATTGTATGATATTGAATACCTATCTCTTGCTGGAATTGTGAAGTTTACGCTTGCTGTATACGAATTTCCTCCACCATATTCTATACCTGTAAATCTTGCAGAACATGTTCCTTGTGAACTAGATGTTCCTCTATTATATGTTTTACTATATGTTCCAATTAGAACTTGGTTCGCTGTGTTCCATCCATTATTTGATGTTGTATTAATATCTTTACTTCCAATACTTGAACTTGCAGAAGCTCCCCAATCAAAATAGAACATATTAGAACTATCTTGACATGAATACTGTGACCAATACCATATTTGCACTGTTACTGTTGTTTGTGTTTTACTATTTTTGGATGTTACATAGAGTCCAATTCTACCTTGGTATTGTGTACCTATTGACGGAGAACTCCATTGTGTACCGCTTGGTGCTGACATTTATCACACCTCCTAACCAGTTACACGGATATATATATCTCCGTCTTTTCCTGTTGAATCGCTTGGTGCGGCTGTTCCTTGTCTAATTGTAGGCATTGCATCTATCTTTGTATTTATCTCATTAATTTGATTTTGTAGGCTTGTTGCTGGATCACTTCCCAACCTATCCTTTATTGTATCAAACCAATTATTGAAAATTTCTTCAAACTGCGAAAACAAATCAGATGTACTTATCTGCTGAACAATACCTGTTACGAATCCACATACCTCATTATATGGTCTTTTGTCTGTTATATCAGCGGCACTCACACTGGATGCTCCTACACCCTTTTTAATTGTTGCTAATTGCAATTCCTTAATTGTTGTTGTGTTTGAAACGCTTGTATCATTTTGTTTTACTTCCAACGACATTTTTCTGTTTGTTTTATCCAATCTTATTACAACTGAATCTGTTTGAACATATGAAGAACTATTAACTTGAATTGTTAATGTTGTATCTTCTGTCAATTCATAATAATATCCATCTATATAAGCACTTCCAGCTTTAGCAGTTACTTTCAACCCACTTTGCGCTGAAACTTTTAATCCATCTGTAGGGTTTACAAAAACACCATTGCTAATAAACTTTGAAAAATAGCTTGCAAAATCTTCTGCATTATATGTTCTATCATATACACCGCTACTTGTTTCAACCGCATTAAAAAAACCATATCTTTCTGACATAACAAATCACTCCTTTCTTTTTATTTCCATTTACCTTTTGCATATGCTGTGAACTTCATTTCATTTGCCGATTCCCTTGAAACTATATCAAAGGCTCTTATATTCGCCAAACTTACTGACCAGTTATATACAGTTCCCCACGAAGCACCATTTCCATATTGCGCTTTCGAACATATTACAATTTCTGGTTGTTCTAAAAACTGTATAGGAAATGTCCATGCAAATACACCTTGGTACAAACTGTTATATTTGTTATTTATTCTCGCTGTTATAAGTTTATCTGAAACCCATTGTTCCAACAATCCAGTACTCCATTTTCTATAATGTCCGTTTTCATTTTCACCCTCTTCAACAATGTATTCAAAAACCTGTGTTGCTGTTTTTCCGCTTCTATTTTCAAGATACTTAACCGTTGTTGAATTGTTCTGAACTTTGTTTATAACCTCTTGTATAATATCTGTTACATCCTGTATTCTTGACCCATACGTAAATTCTATATCTACAATGTCTCTATCGCCTTGCCTTGTCACTGTTACATTTGTAATCTGTGCATCAATTTCCATTCCGAGTTCTTCATCAGCTACTGTAACAAAATCTCCTATGTTATAATCTTTTTTGTAGGTATACTGTTTTGTTATATCTGTAACTGTTGCTGTGTACTCTTCACTTAAATCATTGTCTTTGGCTTTTTCATCTGCCCTTTGTTTCATCAGTTCTTCATACTCTGCATCAGTTAATTTTTTACTGTCTTGTTCACTTTGAACATCTCTTGCATCAACCCATAGCTCTTTCCTGTTCCACCCTTTACGCTCTCCGAAAGTAACGTCTGAGTTAACATCTATGTTGTACCACTTTCTGTCTGTTCCCTCTCCCTCTCCCGCAATATATACTGTATTTCTTAGCTTACTTCTATCAACTGTATAATCAGTATTTGCGATATTGCTTAATGATTGAGAAAACACAACAGAACTAACCGCCTTGTTTGCTCTATGTCTTGTTCTATCTTCACCAGCTCCAATTATCAATGTCCATCCATCAATATTCTGCGGATGTTCTGTATTAATAACTACAACGTTTGGTCTTAATGCGATTCTTAGTTTATCGGCTTCTGCGACTTCGCTTATTTCATCCCATAACGAACCGCCTGTCACTTGTTTATCTATTGTACTACATACCTGTTTTAGTCTTTCTTCATTTTCAAACTCAACTGCAAGTGCAATGTTTCTGTTTTCATCATCTGACATTATAAGGTTTTGTTTTACCAACTCTTCAATATATTTGTAGCTTTTCCCTTTAAATGTTACCTGTCCTTTAATTACTCTGTATTCTAACAATTTTAACGCAAGGCTACCTTTTATCGTAAATACTTTACTTGTTTCACTATCACTTTCACGCTTTACCGACTCAATAACTCCAAAAACATCATTATCGAACAGAACATAATAATTTTTTGTTTTGTCCATCAAATACAAGTTTTCTTTGTCGAGCATTGCATTAATTGTAAATGCTCCGATTTCTCTTGCTTTGTACTCATACTGCGAATATTCATACTTTCGGAGAATGTCAACTATGCACATTGTATCATCCAATATTGTTACCATAATTCTACATCCCCCTTATATTGAAATATTGTTCCCTATATTCAAAACTAACATCCATAACACCATCACTAGGCTGTGTTTCATATGAATAATAGTTTTTCCCTATAAGAATTTTAAATAGTTTGTAACCAACTTCCATATTTCCAACAATAGAAACTTCGTCACCACTTTGTGTATGTAGTTTAACACTTTCTTCTCCAATGTTAGTATTTATAACAATTTCATCACCAGCCGACATGCTCAAATCAGAAAATATAATTTTTGCATCTTCTGTTATACTATTTACTTGCTGTGTTATAAGTGTATCTGATACCGCTTTCATTCTGATAATACAACCAACTGGAACATCACCGTTGTTTTCAAACAAAACAATTTTCTGCCTATGTTCTACTCCCATTGTAATCCCATTTGTTTCTGGAATTGTTAATGGAAACTTGAACTTGTTTTCAAGAACAGAAAAATTAATTGTTTTTGTTTCTTTGTAAAACATTGGATTAAAACATTCAAACTCCAAAATAAACTTACATAGCACTTCATTATTTTCTTTGTATGTTGTTGAATATTTTGGTGGTGCTGTTGGTCTTGCATCTAAGTAAAATCCATTTGCTTCTATAACCATTTCTTGATATATAGAAATAATTCTGTCAAGTTCTTCCTTTTTGTCTTGTACTGCTGTTTCACAATTCTGCCAATATTGTTCCCACGTGCTTGCCTGTTCTACATCCTTAGCAACAACATATCCTGTTATAGTTGGTTTTCTTGTTCCAACTGTTAAGCCAGCATAAGACTGCCCTATTTGGTAAGGCACTCTATATGCTGACATTTCTACGCTAGGTGTATCCCAGTCAATTTCATCAATGATATAATAACCATCTTTTGAATCAATAACAATACTGTCTTTTGTTACGCTATTTGTTAGTGTAACTTTTTTGACCATTGTTTTCACCACCTTTTAAAATCCTAACAGTAACTCCCTTTTTGCTTTTTTCATCTGCCTTGCATACTCATATGCGTTTGGTTTTGTATTGTAAAAATTAAATGTATCTCCATTACTGTTTTTACCTTTACTGTCATTATACTCTTCATTCTCCTGTTTTGTCAATACCCTTTCTCCTTTATGCAACTCTGCTACATATCCATTAAAAGGTACATAATCCAAACCATTTGCGTGTTTACCATTTACACTCTTAGCGGCTGACTTTGCTTCATTCGCACCACTTACAATGCTTCTAAATCCACTGACAATTCCGCTGACGAAACTTCCAATCTTTCCCGCAAAATCACTTACCCATCCGAGTATGCTGTTTCCTATACTCTTTAATCCATTCCATAGCTGTGAAAGAATATTTCTACCAGCACTGTACATCTGACCGCCTATTGCAAGTATCTTACTAGGAATCTGTGCTACAATACTCCAAACTTTGCTAGGTAACTGTTGCATAAACGAAATGAATCTTGAAACAAAATTAGAAGCTGTTCGTGTTCCACTTTGTACAAGCTGTGAACCCCACGAAATAATTTTGCTCAATGTATTTGATAACCATGTCCATACCCTACTAGGTAGCTGTGAGAACCACTGTATTACACTTGTTATGAAATTAGAAGCGGCTTCTGTTCCACTTTGTAATATACTTGAACCCCACTCAATAATTTTATTTAATGCATTTAGCAACCACTCTCCTATTCTACTAGGTAACTGTGCGAACCATGTTACAATATTCTCAATTATCACTGGCAATTCTGTTGTTGCCCATTCAACACAAGATTGACCAAACAAATATATATGTCCTAACATTTCACCGATTACATAACCAATCTTATAAGGCAATTCGCTGAACCATGTTACAATCGCATTTATTGTGTTTGGTATTGTTTCATTCACAAAAGTATTAAATGCATTCGGTATTGTTTCTGTAAAAAAACTAATCACATTGTCAACAAAACCTTGTATTGTTTCAACTGCATTGTTAAATACCTCTGGAATTGTTTCTGTAAAGAATGTTTTAACACTATCAAACGCTCCTAGAATAATCTCTGGAAGTCTGCCAAAGATATCTGACACTTTGTCAAAGAACTCTTGAAACTTTTGTGCCGCTTCATCAAGTCCGAACTTCTCTAATATCTCCGCTCCAATATCTCCGATGGTGCTTAGAATTGTACTTCCAATACTTGTAAATGTTTCAACTACATTGTCAAACAATCCTTTTATTCCATCTGCAACTTGTTCAAAATCTCCTGTAAATATTCCAATGAATATATCCATTATGCTTAGAATGTTATTTAAAACAAGCTGTATAATATCTACAACCGTAGAAAAAGCACCCTCAAATACTGGCGCAAATATATCACACAATGTCTCCCATGCTGTTTTAATTACATCTGTTATGCTTTCAAAATTAAAACCTAACTCATTTATTTTGCTTACAAACTCATTCGCAAAATCTGAAAATGTTTTCTTTAATTCGTTAAACGTGTTTGTTATTTTATTTCTAAATTCTTCATTTGTTTTCCACAATGTAACAAACATTGCAACCAATGTTCCAACAACTGCAACAACTCCTAAAATAGGTGCTATGGCTGAACTAAAAGTTGTTGCTATTTTTGTTATAACACTTGGTATTCCACCCATACTTGCTATCAATTCTGATTGCCCCATACTGAGAAGCTGTATTGTTTTTGTTACACTTCCAATAACTCCACTTGCTGTTTTAATAACTGTAATTATAGTACCTATTGTACTTGCCACTTTTGATAGAATAAGCAAAACTGGACCGATTGCGGCAATTACAAGACCGGCTTTTACGATAAAATTCTGCTGTTCTTCTGACAGCTCATTAAACTTTGTTACAAGATTTGTAAGCCACTGAATAAAGTTTCTTATGTTTGGAATCAATACATTTGATATAACAATTCCAGCACCCTCTAATGCTGATTTGAAAAGCGTTATATCACCCTTTAAATTGTCAAGCTGTGTTTGTGCTTGTTTTAAGGCTGAATCATTTGCATTTTTCAATCCCTCTTTAAAGTCATTAACTTTCTCTGTTGATGAAACTGTCATTTTGTTGAACGCTTGCAAACCATATGTTGTGAATATAGTGTTTTTATATGCGTTTCGTTCTTCTTCTGACATTCCGCTCAACTTACCATTCAATTCATCTACAACGTCATTAAAATCTCTTGCGTTTCCTTGTGTATCATACACTGAAACACCTAATTCATCAAGTGCTTTCTTCGCTGTACTTGTTGGAGTATACAAATCCATCATTGCTCTGTTCAATGCTGTTGCCGCTTCTTCGCCTGTTACATTTTGTTCTGCTAATCGTAACAAACTTAATGTTACGCTGTCCATGTTCTGTCCATAACTCTTAGCTGTTGCCGATGAAGAAGAAAGTGCTGTTCCTAATCCTCTAACATCTGTGTTCGCCATTGTTGCTCCTTTAGCAACTAAATCGGTAACACGCTTTGCTTCATCCATTCCTTTTCCAAAGCCTTTTAATGTTCCTACAACATAAGTAGAAGAATCTGCCAAACTTAAGTTACCAGCCGCCGCAAGGTTTAATACCTCTGGAAGTGCTTGCATTTGCTCTTCTGCCGTTAGTCCACTTTGCGCTAATACATTTAATCCCTCTGCCGCTTGCGTTGCGCTAAACGCTGTTGTAGCACCCATATGCTGTGCGAACTTTGAAAGATTTTGAATCTTATATGTTGTTGTTCCCATTGTTGCGGCAACTTGTGACATAGCACTCTCAAAATCTGTTCCTGCTTTAAGTGCCGCCGCTCCTACTCCTGCAAGTGGCAATGTTACATTCCTTGACATTGTACTTCCAACTGTAGCAAAGGCACTGGAAAGTCCTTTAAACTTTTGTTCTGCTGTGGCTGATTTATCCCCAAAAACTTTTAGGTCGTTATAAGCGGATTTAAACCCTTTTTGAAACTTACTAGAATCAAGTTCCAAGTATGCCACAGCAGTTCCCATATTAACCGCCATTTATTTCTCCTTTCAAACAATACTTTGTTTATTCGTACTGTTTATAAAAATCTTTAAAATTGTTATAGTGTTTTGTTTCCGCTTTTTTGTTCTGTTCTATGTAATGAGGTTTTTCTCCCTCTGTTAGTCTCAATGTTAATTCACAACAGGCTTCATTAAAACAAAAGGCAGTATAACTGTCCTCTATCCCCAGCACTTCACTAGGTAAACATTTATACTGCCTTGATATTGCTAATACGCTTTCTATCTTTTTACTCTGTACGAAAGGATTCTAGGGCTTTTACCCCCTGTTGTGAGTAGTTGAAAATGAACATCATCTGTTCATCTGTAAGCTCAATCCCTGTACTTTTGATTTCATCATATGTTGGCTCTACAAAAGTTTCACTTGCAATCAAATCAATTACGTCATAGATTTCTTGCATCATGCTATTTTCTTCTGTATCAAGACTTCCACTCTGTACGAATAACTCATTTGTTTTAACAAGTAATGAGTTTGGAATCTTTCCCTGTTTTGCCATTCCCAAAATAGATGGTCTTTTAAGTTTTGCAACAAAAGGTTGCCCCTCTGCAAAATCTGGAAGTCTTACAATATTACCATTTGCATATTGTTTTAACTGTTCCAAACTTGTTACCTGTTCTGTTTTTGTTGTTCTTGCCATGTTCTTATTCTCCTATCTTTTTGTTTTAATTTACTGCAAGTCCTGTTTCAAAACTATCCTCGTCAGATAATGCTACAACATCTGTGAACTGCGGAAGTGTTTTCACATAAGAAATCTTATAAGGTGCTTCTCCCTCTTTTGGTGCTGAATTAATTGTATACTCTGGAACTCTAAATACATCATCCTCTGAACTCATTGCAACTGGTGTTCCTTGACAGTTAGGATACGTGATTTTCTCATATCTAACAATCTGACCACTTGCATCATACTGTGCGGAATAACAATCAAGCTCAAATACTTGTCCTTTATCTGTACTTCCCGCAACTGGTGGTGTATATGTTAACGTATCACCTGTTCCCTCTACTGTACCACCTTGCAGAATCTTAACAAGTTCTGGAATGAATACATTGTCTGTCATTGTAATCTGATGTCCAGTAATTGTTGTCGTTGCTGGTTTCTGTGCAATCAATCTTCCTAATTTTACAAGTTTAATTGCATCTGTTGTTTCTGTCTGCGGTTCAACTGCAATTTTGTTTGCTGTATCTACTGCAATCTCTGTTGCATTAGATTCATCACCATCAGCCATTCCGACTCTTACAACAACAAGTGCAACATCAATAGTTGGGATTCCAACTGCTTTTTTCTGTGCTTTCGGCATTGCTCAATTCCTCCTAATAATTTTCTATTTTTCTACAACCTTGGTATTGAAACGATACCATGTGTGCGTTTTTATCTTCATCATAAAAACTTGCTGTTTCATTTCCAACATACATAACAAGTGGAAATACTTGTTTCATTTTTTGTTTTGTTTCAAGCATAAAACTTTCAATTCTTCCATATCTGTTTACTGGAACATATAACATGATTGTGTATAGCGGTCTTTCGCTTGAAACTGTTTGCTGTTCGTATGTTCCCTCTGACTTTATCACAACATATTCTTTCAGACATTCACCTTTGTGCTGTGACGGATAATAAACTTCTGTTCCATCTACCGCTATAGCATCCCTAATTTGTTCTATAACGCTTTTCATTTGATATACCTCAATAAATCCTTATACCCATCCAAAACTTCCTTAGAACACGCATTAACGGTTAGCTGTAGTATTGCAAATCTTCTTTCATTGCATAGCTCTAAATATATACCATAATCAACTCCATGACCTATATATATTCTTGTTCGCATTTTTCCAAGCTGTTCAACCCATCCTGTTAGTCTTTGTCGTGCATGTCCTGTTCTGTCTGTCCACGGTCTATTTTTCTTAGCATAGTTCTGAAACTTTTTTGCACCGCTTGTCGCAAACATTTTAATTGCAACTTGCGATTTTGTTTCGGCTCTTTCTAAATTGTCTAGTAACTGTTTCGCATCAATTCTAATTGTTCCCATTCAACACCAACTCCATTGATATATCACAAACAATGTTAAACTCTTGTATATTGTTTTTCTCAATAACTTTATAAATGTTTTCATTAATTTGTATTGTATCACCATTTTTAATCAAAACAGAATCATCATATGCAACCATTAATTTCGGCTGTCCTTTTGAATGTGTTTTAGAACCATCTGAAACGCTTTTTGTTATATATCCCTTTTCTGTATGAAGCAATCCTTGTACTTCTGTTATGCTCTGCTGTTCGTCTGTATCTTCTCCATAGTTGTTTAATATTGTTCTTTTAACTTCATAGCTTCTGCCATGTGTTTTTATTTCTCGTTTTACTTTGTTTAGTTCTATCTGTAACATTTTCTCATTCATTTTAGCACCCCACTGTTTACAGAAACAAAATGGGATGCAAGCATTTTGAAATAACTAGAACTGTCTTTCGTGGTCAAACCACTTACATCCAACCCTGTTACTTCTGCTTTGATTATTAATCCATCATAGCTTGCTTTTCTAACATCACCATTATTTTTCTCTAACAGATATTGTAATTCATCCACTTCAAAATATGGTGCTTGTTTTTCTCTCAAGTTGAATTTTAACTGTTCTAAATTATCCATATACTCACCTCCCACATTTGTTTACATTTTACTCTGTTGGATTGCTTTCTGAATAATCTGTCTTGCTTCTCTTACATTTTTAGCTTTTGAAGTATCAATGTTATGTTTTGTTGCATACTCCGCAAGCTGTTCTTTGTTCATTTCAGAAATAGGAATTGTATCAACTGAATCATCTTCTTCAATCTGTTCATCTTCTACAATATCATCAATATTTTGTTCTGTTTCATCAACAATAACATAACCATTCTTTTTGAACATTGTTTCATATGAATTGCGACTTACCTTAACAGTATGCTCGCCTTTCATAATATTAACCATTGCCATATTTATTCCTCCCTTACACTACTACATCAAGAATATATACTTGGTCTGCTGTTGGGAAATCTGGCAAACAAATCATTGTAGCTTTTGTTTCTACATTTACTGGGTCTGCCTTTGTCATTGTTGTAATTGCAACTCCTGTATCTGTAATAGAAACATTTGCAACATTACTTGACATAAGGTCTGATTCTTCTGGTGTTGTACCAAACCATGTGTTTCCAAGTTTTCCTGTTGGGAACATAACAAAAACATCTTCTGGAACATATCTCTGAACTGCTCCCTCTTCGTCTTTGTATCGTTTGTCATATACAACAATATCAATTCCGAGTTCATCTTTAATGAATTGTTTAACTTTTGCATCCGAAACAAAACCAACACCATCTGTCATAACATAGATAGATTTCTTAATTTCTGTGTTTGCTCTGATATATCCGAATACCTTAGAAGAACAAACTGCTCTTTCAACTGTTACGCCAGTATCGTCAACGATTTTTGTAATACCTGTTCTGATATCATCAAGAATTGTTGCCGATGGGTCACTCCAACCCTTTGTTACTGTTACTTTGTGCTCATCATCTACACCATAATCATACTCATAAACCTGTCCATTTCCTTTCATGGAAATTGTACCAGTTGTGAGCATCATCATACGCATACGCTCACGCTGCGCAGAAGCACCCTCAAGAAGTTCAACCTCGTCTGCAAAGATTCTATTCACAATAGCATCAATATATGCTTGGTTTCCACTCTCAATGATTTTGTTGAGTTCCTGTCTTAATTCTTCATCAATGTACTTAGATTCTTTGAAAAATGGCATATCTGCGCTTAACTTCTCGAATCCAATTCTCGGTCTTGGAATAGCCTGTACATCAAACGCTGATGCTTTCAGAACTACTGGAAGTCCATTAGAACCTTTCAGCCATTTCAGTGTAAGTCCTAGTTTCTTATCATTTGGGAAAAGTTCTTCACCGAGATATGGATCTCTGTCCTGCTGTAACAGTTCCCAATATGATGTAATTTCAGAACTAATAATAAGGTCATAAATTGTCATGTTTTGTTTTCCTCCTATTTCTTAATTAACAAGCAACAAACTTAATCATTGGCATTGCCGCTTTCACTGTGTCTGTAAGCTTTGCTTTTATTGTTGCATCAATTCTGTTTGTGTTTACGAATCCGAACAAAAGCAATGTTCCATTTGCATCACCTGTTGTAACATCTACATCATGTAACAGAACTCCTACTGCGTTAGACGCTTCTGTAGAACTACCAGCTGTTGCCGCTGTGAATGCTGTTGTTCTTGCATCAAGATTTCCTGTAAGTGGTGTTCCCGCTTTAACGACTTTCTTTGTTCCCTCTGCAACTCCGAGTGCTTTACTTACTACTACACCCATAGAAACTTGATGTTCTACTGCAAAAAGAATCTGGTTTGTATTACCATATGTTTCTTTTCTAACTCCTGTTTGATTTAACATTTATTTTACCCTCCTTTATTTAAAATAATGGCTCTTTACTGCTTTTCTTCCAGCAAGTAGTCTTTCAGCCATTGTCCCAGCATACTTTGAATCTCCATTGTTTGATTCTCCGTTTGTATTCTGTTTGTTTTGCTCTGTTGCTTTCTTAACTCTTGAACGTGTTACCGTTCCTTTCTTGTTTGTTTCATCTTCCTCAGATGCAAAATAAATCTTTCCATTTGTACTGTCTTTCATTTCTGCAATCACAGCATTAATGTCCTTATCTTTTGTTACCTTTGCTTTTGCAACAATAACTAAATCATCCACAAGCTCTGGTTTTGCTCCTAACTGAATAGCTGACAATTTTGCTTCTGCGATAACCCTTGCTTCACGCTCATCAACAAGCTCTTTTGTTGTTGCTGTTAATGCATCGTCCTTTTTCTGTAAATCCGTTTTGTTTGCTTCTTCATCTTCTTTCGCTTTCTTAACAATCGCTTGCAATGAATCTGAATTTTCAACTCCTAAAGATTTAAGATATTCAGCAATCGCATCACCTTTTACTTTTTCAACATCAACATTATTGTTCTGCTGTGTACTTGTCTGCTGACTTGTGTTATTGTTCTGCTGTGAATTGTTATTATTCGCATTGTTCTGCTGTATATTCTGTTCTCCGTTTGTTCCATTTGTGTTTATATTTGTTTCTGACATTTGTTCTATTCTCCTTTATTATATAATGTTTGTAAGATTCTTTCCTCTTTCTTTAACTGTCTTTTCTTTTTCTCAATACCTTTTAAAATTCTCTCCTTGTTTGTCTCATTTGTTTCTACACTTGCATTTGCTAGTGCTTTTCTTATTTGTTTTTTCAAAATCAATGTTTTTTGGTTATCATAATAAGAATCATATTGTTTTCCACAATTCGGACACACTAGAAAAGCCCTTGTTATGTTTTGTTTTCCAACTTGTTTGTTTTCTTCCTTTATCATTGGATAAAAGGATACTTGACACTTATCACATGTCACTTTCAATTATATCACCTCCTGTATACATTGTCAACTCTTTTATGAATATTTTTCCATTTTCATCATAAAAAGTTTTTCCCTTTGAAACTTCATTGAGTGACTTTCTTTTTTCATTGAGCTTCTTTATAAGTTTGTCTTTTTTCTTTACATCTCTAGGACTCACAGTTTCCTTTTTAAGACGTTTTCTCATTGCTTTGATAAATAATGCCTTAATCTCTTTAAACGTCTGTATGGACTCATTATCGTCTATCTGAACCACTTCGATTTCTTTACATCTTACACATTCAAAATACAAAATAACATAATGTTTTTTATCTTCGTCATATACATCTTTTTTCAGTAATGACTTTGAATCTAAGCTATTTACTTCACCACATTTGTTACATACTCTTTTTACTTCCATGTTCTCTCTCCTGTTCTACATAAAGTCTAATGCGTACTTGTCAATATCAGGGAATGTTCCAGCCGGTGAATTATACCACATTCCTATCTTCTTAGCTATATCTTGCATACTGTCTGGAATTACAGCTTCAAAAGTACACATTCCATTTGGATGGTCTAATGGTAACGCATCCTTTGGGTAAACTCCTTGCCCTAATCCATATCTGTCCTCTTTTGCTCTGTTCTCACATATTCTACAAACTCTGCCATGAAAATTACTTGTAATCCATCTATATCCAATTACAAACGGGTCATTCTTATTCACCGCTTCAAAACTCTGTTGATATGCATGTGACACTAATGTTCTGGCAAGCCTTTGTGCGTTGTAATCAACATGTCCAAAACGAAACTTATCATTTATTGTTTCTCCAACGCTGTTTGCTCTTCCAGCATTCACATCTGTTATTCTTGCTTTTCTTGTGCTATATATAACCTTACTTGCTTTTCTCGCTTGTGGGTCTACATAGCTTTCAATATCAAGTACTATCTCATAAGCACTTTTTCCTTGCGCTGTTCCTATTGAGATTATTTTGTTTAGACTTTCCTGTGTTTGTTTGTTATAACCCCATATTGCTTTACTTAATGTCCAGTTATCTTGATATATATTTCCTGTTATGATGTTTCTAACAACTTGGTCTGGAACAAACTTAAATGCTTCATGTATGTCAGAATCTTTAAAACCACAATACTTTAAGAATGTTCGTGTATCATACACAACTGCTTCTGATACTGTTGTCATACTTCTAACAACTCCATTTTTAATATCTTCATTTAATTGTTCTATTCTTTTTGTTATACTCCGCTTTAACAATACGAGGTTTTGTTTTTGCACGTTTCCATTTCCCATGCTCGCTATTTGTTTTGTAACATCTTTGTACAGATGCTCATACATTTGTTTTATGTCTTTTTGCATCTGTACTGTTGTTGTTTTCCTTACCTGTTCCGCATTTTTTAGACTAAATTTTCCCATGCTTCTATATAACCTTTTACTTCATTATTAAAACAAACTATTCTTTCAAATAATGTATTATTTGGATAATAACAATATAATACACTTTTTTCTGCATTTGACGATTTAACAACTTTGAACCCATTTGCTAACTTGATTTTACTTACTAACATCTCTTTTATCCTCCTAATTTGTTTTCTTTGTTCCTTACAAATATTATAATACACTATAACAATATAAAAGTCAATAACTTTTTAAAACTTTTTTATTCTTCTTCAAGTTTTGTTTGTGTTTCAATTTGTTGTACATTCTTTTCTACTTGCTGTTGTGTTCCAATGTTTTCAAGTTCTCCCTGTACTTGTGTATTCATACTCATGCTATCAAACATATTATTTTCTATTGCTATCTGCATAAGTTCATCATCAATCTGTGCATCTGTTTTGAATTCATCCTTTCTCCACTTCTTAATGTATGACTTTCTACTTCTAGCATTTGCCGCAATCTCTGAAAGGTCTGATGCTTTTTCATCATCTTCATCTTCCATAAGTGCATAATGTTCTAAAATATTAATGTTATACTGTATTTCATCCAAACCTGTTAAAACATACTTTGAAATAACTTTATCTTTGTTTAACATTGCAATATCAAGAATACATTTAATAACAAACTCCAACGCTGGTATCCATGCTTTCATTTTTTCGTCACATCTTACTTGCAACGGATAATATAAAACTTTCAATGCTTTTCCGCTTGTTATTGTTCCAACCATTGTTTCTTCTGAAATGTTTGGAATATCAAGTTCACCATACATTGTTGTTTTAATTCTATCAAGTGTTGTTTTGACACTCTCTGTGTGGTTCATCTGTGGTGCTAATGTTCCGACAGATGGGTGAACTTCATTCTGATTTTGTTCTGAACGTAAATCCCAGTATGCTCCCGCTCCACTACTTAAATTTGCTGTTGTTTCTGCATTCATATCAACCGTATAACGAATAGGATTCATCCCTTTTCTTTCACTGTCTATATCTGCATTTCCTAATCTACTATATCCAGCTTCATACATTGCTAAATCTTCAATTTCTGATATTCCTAATTCATCAAACAATGTTCCGTCATTCAAAATAACAACTGCTGGGATATATTCCAACTCTAATATTTGTTCTGGTACAACCTTTTGTTCTACATTGCCGATTCCATTGTATAATGTTGAACTAAAATATATTTGTCCATTTATTTCTTCATACCTGTTTACCAAGTATTTCTTCTGTTTTGTTTGTTTTGTTCTATTTACGCTTTTAAAACTTATAAACTTTGTTAATCTATCTGAATCATAATCTGTCTCATAATAAAACTGCAAACTATTGTAAAAATGTGCTTGTATTCCATCCTGTTCTGAAAAGTCCACCAAACATGCTACACGTTTTCCGATAAAACAATCTTTTGCGCTTTGTAACAATGTTCTTGAAAAACCACTTTTTTTTAAAACTTTATTTACCAATGTTTGGTATTGTTGTACTTGCTCTTCATTTTCTTCATCAACATAATTCTGCTGAATTAAAAAATCTGGTGTTTGACTAAACATGAATCTTGCTTCTTTGTCAATTAATGTTTTAGCAATTTTAAATCTAACATTAGAAGCTACATAGTCTCCCGCTGTTCCCTCTGTTACAAATTCAGCACCTTTTTTATAATCCATATAGTTTTGTTGTATTTGTATAAGTTCCTGTGTATATAAATTATATCCCTCTTCTATTTCATTTCTTAAAACAAAATAAGGGAAATTTCTTAATGCTTGTATTACTTCAACGCTATGTTGTTTATTACTAGCCATTTATTATACTCCTTTCTATTATATAATATATTATAATATATAAATATATATAAGTCAATAATTATTTTATGTTTTATATATAACAAAAGGGTGGATTTCTCCACCCATAAATGTTTGTTTTAATTTGTTTTAGAACAACTGGAATCTGTCCATTGGTACTCCAAAAGCACCCGCATATCCATCTTGTCCGCCTGTTGTCTCGTCATTATACTGCCATGAGTAGTATCCTCGTTTAACTGGTGATATTCTGTACTGTGCTTTCTGCCAACTTCCTACTGGTGGATGATAGATAACTTGTACCGCATCAATAACTCTTCCAATACCCGCATAACCATTGTTTCCATCATTCCAATTACATCCCGAAACAAAAGGCAACCACCCTTTTCCTAAAACATGAACTCTGTAACTAACAGAACCAACATCACACTTAATTGCAATATCTGTTATCTTTCTGCCTTGTACTCCCGCAAAGTCCTGTAAATTTCTTACAAATGGATATATTGTTCCACCCTCAACTCTTACTGCATATGTAAAATTAACTGGAACATTGTAATGTCCTCCACTTGCCTGTGGCTTCTGTGCTTCTGGTTGTTTTGTTCCCTCACCATAATCAATATCGCAAAGTTTTAATAAATGCGTAAACCTGTTTTGTGATAACTTAGCAATTCTAACACCATATGCTGAACCATCTGCGGCAATATATGTATCATTTCCAAGATACACTCCAATATGTCCATTCATCCATACCGCCCAACCAATATGGTTATTTGTTCTATGTGAGATTGGAATAACTTCTACTGCTGTACTCTTATACTGTCCACTACCTCTTACAATACCAGTATACCAACTTATAAGTCCACTACAATCTACACATACCTTTCCAGCTTTGTTATCATCACTATACCAAACACAGTTAGAACCATACATTCTTCTTAATTCACGTATTTGTTCTAAACTCATTACAGTTCCTTTTGCTCCATATACATACGGAGTTCCAACCTTGCTTTTTGCAAACTCAATTAATCCTTGCGCTGTTTTACTCATATACCTCTATAACCTCCTAGAATACACCTAGAATCAATTTTAATATAATACCCTTAGACTTCCTTAGACTCAACCTCTGGAAGTCCAGCAACGCTTGTTAGAACGCTCACAACTCCCGCCACAACAGCTGTACTTGCTACCACTTTCCAATCAACAGAACTAACCATTGTTCCAGCTCCGATTGCACCAATAGCCGCCTGTGCCATTGTTTTAACAGCTCTTACACTTGTTGCCTTAATCCACTCAATAGTATTTACGCTTGGTTTAAATACACAATTTTTAAACATGTTTTTTACCTCCATTTTCTAATTTACATAATTCTAATGCATGTTTTGTTTCATCTATTTCTTTTTCATTTCTCTCTATTGCTTCCCATTGTTCTTTCTGCCCTTTTCTCACATGTTCTTTGTATTCTTCTATTTCTTTGTTTTGTTTTTCTAGTTTCTCATTTTGTTCTTTTATTTCTTTTGCCAACTGTTCAACTCTTAGTGTTAATTTTGTCATTGCTTTTGTGTTTTCACTTAAGGGTCTGTATATTGCTGTGAATACTCCGATTAAAGAACTTAACCCTATTACCACAATACCAATCATTTCCGCAGTTGTCACATTGTTATACCTCCATCCCACCATTTTGTTGTTTTACCACTATATTATCTCTCAATTAACTGTATCATTCTTTACCTTACTACTTTTGTCTTTCTTAACATTACCAATAATTCATTTAATTTTGTTGCAACATCTTCTATCGTAGCAGCTGACGTATCCTCAATATTAGTTATTGCTTCGGCTTGTGATATGACGAGTGATTTAATACCGCTTGAATTTTTGATATAAAACCAATCATCGGAAAACCATATATCACCGTCATTTTGTATTTTTTGTTTTTGGTCTGATAATAGATTCAAGTTTTTAATTACACACGCTCTCGGCGTAACTATTTTATTTAATACGCTTGCTGTTTTACATCCATAATTTTTATCTGCTTCTGTAGTCGATTCATAATTAAGTTTTGTTTCTCTTCCTGTGTCCACTTTTAAAGCGTATGCACTCATTTGAGACAACCTAGTGAACATATTATTTCTTAATATGTTCACATTAACAAACGACGGCACACTTTTAAGTTCTACCAAAGCTTCTGTTGGATGGGTAGTATAATAATTTATCCAGTTATCAGTTACATTGATTGTAATATCAAAACCGGTTGAAATAGTATCTAACATCACGATTCTTGAATCTAAATAAGACACATCACCGTGAACGCTAAAAACAATGTTGTTTTGCGACACCTCAAGATTACAATTAATTATTTCTACATTAGAGGCATGAACAACGCACTTTACAAATTCTATCCAATTTCTAAAAATGTTGAGTACTCTAGTCGTTCCTATAATTTCAAACACATTTGTTACATTCCATATGTTACAATTAGATATAAATACTGGATTAGCAGATGTTAGTTTAATACCCGCACATGGTTGCCATACATCTTGTTTATTTGAACCAGCGAATATGCATCCATTCATAAAAACAATGTCGGCGTGGTCTAATTCCAAAAGATATGTTCCACCCTCTGCTATGTTCACTTGATTAAGATACACATTAGTTACATTTTGAATTTTTAAAACAGAACCTTGCGTTCCATCCCCAACAACAGACATATTGTTCATTCGTAATTCATTGACATTTGAATTTGAACCAATAATCAACTGTGCGCTATCCTTAAATAACAATGAACTTTTATTAATATTAAAACCAGATATAGTTCTTTGTTTCGCATCATTCACAATTACTGTTGACCTGCAAACGTATCCACTTACTAGCATAACATTATAACCACTGTCAAACGCTTCTTGAACGGCTTGCGTGTCATCTGTAGACCAATCCCCTTTTGCACCGTACATTTCTGGCGTTACATAGTCTTTAATCGTTTTTGTTTTTTAAATTGTCTGTAAACTTCATTTCTGTAAGAGATTTATCTTGTACAGTAGTTGTTGCTTCCGGATGCTCATTTAACCAATTTATTACTGCATTGTTTGTTTGTTCATCTGTTGGCTGTCCTGCTTCTACCCACTCAACTTCTCCATTTTTTGCTCTTGGTATTTTATTGTTATCATTGACTGACGGTTTGTCGACTTTATTCTTTACTATATTTTTAATTTCTGCTTTCTGTTCATTTGCAACTCTTAATAACTCTGCTTCTAGCTGATTATAATAGTCTCTTGCAACTTCTTCCTGTTCCTGTGTTCCATTTGCTTCCAATCCCTCTAACACTATACCGTTTGCAAGTGTTGTATTCCACTCGTTTGTTATTGTTCCATCTGATTTTGTTTTAATAGCACAAACAATAAAAGAAATGATTCCTTTATATGCTGTTACTTTTCTGCTTAGTTCCCAACTAAATGTTACATAATCTTCCCCATCTGTTGCTAAATCTGTAACAATGTATTTGTCTTTTCCCGTGTCCAAACCACTTGCATTCTGAAACACGATTCTTAAAGACAGCTTGCTTAGGTCTATTCCATTACCAACAAACCTCTTGCATCTGAAATATTTTCTTTCACCTTTTTCATCACTCATAACACCGAATATTCTTTCTGTGTCTGGAATAATCATTGTTCTTGTATCTGCATCTATCTCTATCTTATCATTTGTTTCTGTTAATGTTGCTTCCGTAATTTCTGCCGCATTTAACAATTCATCTACACTAGGCACTTCTTACACCTCCTTATATTTGTTCTATATACGTTCTGTTTGTTACTATTCTTGTTTTGTTGCTTTTCCCTGTTAGTTCAAAATAAAACATACTTCCATGTGTTACATCTACTGGAACTGTCACTTTATCCTGTATAATCTCATTTGTTTGTTTCCCATCTACATCATAGAAACTTATAACTCTTTTTGTTTCTTTCCAATCATTGTCAAAATGGAATACCAAACACAAATAATTATCAGAACCTCTTACAATGTTTTCAAAGTCACATTGTTTGTTTCGTCTTAATAACTGACCAGCAACATCAAAATGTAATTCTCTCATAAGCCTGTACCTCTTCTAATTATTCCGCTTGCTACTGTTCTTTCTATTGTTTCATCATGTTCTATATTCAATGGCTCTGAATCATATGTTGCAAATACTGGTTCTCTTTCTTCTATGATTGCCATACATAATTCTATTCCATTATAGATTCCGCAGCTATAATCATCACCAATGTTTTGTTCTTGTATACCCCTTAGTTGTTTTATACTGTTCTTAATTGTTTTTAATTTCTTCCAACTTCTCAAAATTCTTAACACCTCCTATAAGCTTCTATTTACAGCCTATATTCCATTTTTATTGCTTACCCTTACAACTCTTAACCATGCTTGCTGTTTGTCTTTATTTGCTTAATATCTGCTACTGTATACTGGTCTAACGCATACCACAAGGCACTACGTTTCTTCGATAGGCTTTTTATCCTACCCTCTTGCAGTTTCTATTCCTACAAGTCTAGCATACCTATTAACTTCTTATAATTTAGAATACGAACTTTATATTTCCCTCTCACTGTCCAATTCTTCTGAATAGCCTGTGTTATATTTACTTTTCCATTGAAGAATTTCATCGCTTCTGTCTTTGAATAGAAATAATACTTTTTATGAGTTTCAATATCAGTTATAACGATTGAATGGTACATGCATTTTTTATTTATCTTTAACACTCTTTCTAAATTTGTATCTTGTAACAAATAATATTCTTTGCACCTTGTATTCAATCCTCTAAATGTTCTATGCAATTCATCCTGTGCTTCTTTCATATTTGTAAAAGCTCCTACAAAATTCAATCTAAAATCGTACACATAACACTTTCCTTTTCCATTAGCATCCCACATTTTCTCTACAGTGTTTTCATTAGCCATGTTTTCTTTTTGTGTACACCATCTAAGATTGTTTGGTTTGTTATTCAGTTTGTTCCCATCTATATGGTCAACAATGTTTCTTTCTTCTGTATGACCTTTTACAAATGCATAAGCCATTAATCTATGCACAAAACATTTTTTCCATCTTCTTTCACCTTGTAGCTTCAATGCTACCTGTTTATATCCACTACTATTAAAACTCTGTACCAATTCCATTCCATCTTTTCCATAGACATTTCCATATTTGTCTATTTCATATATATCTAATACTTGTTCATATTCTGTTGCTAATGTATTTACTTTCTTTCTCTCATACATCACTGGCAACCTCCTTTATAATATTGTCGCAATAGCTCTTGGGAACATTATTCTTTCGTCAGTTCCTATGCGTTGCACGTGTCAAACAGCCATACGCTGTAAGACTTCCGTTCTGGTCTGCATTTCAGCCTTTCCAGTTTTTTCTATCGCTTTATACACCCCTAGTCTTGTGGTATTTTTAAAGGTGTGAGCATCTATGTTAAATTCATCATATATTACATTGCCTTTTGCATCCTTTGCATACGTTAAATCTTTCAATTCCTTTATTGTGTTTCTACACTTAGGAGAGCATACAATCTTCTTAAAACGTTTTATCTTCTTTGTGTTCTGTAGCCTACTTCCCGCATACTTTTTACAAGCATACATGCTGAATCCCTCTTGTCTGTAGTACTGTATAGACTTAGGTTCAGCGGCATCCGCGAATATAGGTTTATTACATCTTTCAGCTCTTTGTTTTGTTTTCCTTACTCCATCCAGCAAAATGAATTTGTTATCTGTTATATGGTTTCTATACACTTCATCATAGATATAAAGTATCTTATTTTTATCATCTACCGCACAGCTAATCAGTGCATTGTAACTTGTTTCAAAACCAAAATCCAAACCAAAGAAATGATATTTGCTTGGTATGTTTGTTATTGTGTTTGTAAATTGTTTTGCGTTTGTTGCAATAGTAAACTGTGGTAACACTCTTGTTCCACTTGCTCCGAATCTCCCCCACCTTGCAACAGTCCATAAATGTGGGTCATTTATCTTTAACCCATCCAGACGCTTTATATATGACGCTGGCAAGAAAGGGTTATCATCTGCAATACTGTGATGGTAATACACTCCATTCTTTTTGTTTACTAATGTTCTTCTTTTGTATATCTCCTGTTCTTCCTGTATTACATGTTCTTTTCCTTTATCATCAGTATGAGTAAAGAATGTGTTATATACCCAATTCTCTTTCCCTACCGGGTTTGTTGTCATAATAAAATGCAATGACATTTTAGGCTCTCTAATACGTCCTAGAAGCTCCGTATAAGCATCATAACGTATTTCACTACACTCTTCCATCCAAACAATAGAAACACCGTGTATGGACTTTATTTTCTCTACATTGTCCATTCCTCTAAATATAATTCTGCTACCATTTGAAAATCTTACTTCCATAGGCGACATAACAGCTACAGCTTTTCCATTCTTCGGCAAGTGTTGGTTTGGTAGTGACTCATCACTTAGCATGTTCATCTTTTCTAGTATCTCTTTGAATAATGCAAAACATGATTCTTTTATTGTTCCATATACTTGCCTTACTACAAGGCACGTTCTTCTTTCTTCTAATAGTTTTAATATGATTTTAAGTGCTACATGGTAACTCTTACCACTACCATATCCGCCAAATAAAAGGTATTGTTCATAATTCCAATCTGTTAAAAAAGTGGAGAATCTTTTTGAAACATCAATATTTACATCCATGTTCTTTTCTCCTTTTGTTTTAGTTTGTTTGTAATAACAGAAAAGGACAGATACATCACTGTATATCTGCCTTTCTGTTTGAATTAATTATACCATATTATATTTTATTCGTCAATGCTTTACTTGAATATTTTATCAAGAATATCAGTAATTCCATTGATTACTGCATCTGTACTTTTGACGAATGTTTTATAACTCTCACCATGAACTTCTTCCATGCATATGTCTCTGTGAATCAGAAGATTTTCAAGTGTTGCATTTTTCATTTTCAAATCTTCATCCTTAATTTCACTCATGCATATCACTGAACCGATTGCATTCATAATTGTTGCTTGGCTTTCAAGAATAATATCAAGTTTGTTTTCTACCTTTTCAATTCTCTCTTCAACTGTTTTCTCATTTACTTTTTCTTTTCTTTCTTCCATTGTTTTGTACTTCCTTTCTGAAATAGATGTTTATTTGTTTTCTTTTAGGCTTATGCCTAAATGGACTATATAGGAATCGAACCTATTACTCTTCGCTTATGAGGCGACTGTTCTACCAATGAACTAATAGTCCTTAATGTGTTGCTTTCATGGCTTGCACACTACTCACAACACTTTAGCAAGAAAAGAAATTTGGTATGCACACCTTTTACAGTGTGCAACTGCCTAGGTCGGATTCGAACAAACACATTAAGGAGTCAAAGTCCTTTGCCTTACCGTTTGGCTACTAAGCAATACCTGTGTTTTAATGACTTTAACACCTGTCAAACTTTTCAGCAAGTTCCTTTGATATTTTAAAATCACTTCTTCTGTAACACTGATATAAGTCGTCATAATATGTCCTGCCTATACACCATGTACTGTATATCTGGTCTGACATGAATAAAACAAAATCATTATTCTTTAATAATACAACTGGGACACCACTTCCTCTTCCATTGAATCTTTTCATTTTAATGTTCCCTATATTATGTTCACAATACTCTAGGTATTTTTCTTTTGCTACTCTCATTGTGCTGTATACTCTAACTCTTATCATATTTTACCTCGGTTTATTTTAGAAATAAATATATATTTTATCTTCGTCTGTTGTTATCACATCTATTTTGTTTATGTCATAACTTTTCAATTCCTTAACTGTCATTTTATCTGCTTCATATTCTTCTCTATCACTTGAATTAACAATAACAATATCTTCATAGTCATCATCGAACAACTTTTTGATTAAATCCATTAAATCATTAATTACCATGTTTTTAATATCCTCCTATTTGTTTTACATAACATAATATGTTATAAAACAGAATCTTGTTGATTCTGAATTATGAGATTTTACTGTATATCCTTTTCCGAATCTACCAACATAAGGTTTTGGCTCTTCATTGTTTTTAACTGATACATAACCTTTACATAATGCTGTATGATGTTCTTTATACTGTACTCCATTTACTAACATAATTCATATCTCCTTATCTGTTTTGATTTTGTTTTCTTTGTTTCTTTCTGATTATATATTAACATAATCATTTGTGTTTGTCAACACTTGATTTTAAATTATGCAAATACTTTTTTTTTAGGACTTTCTCTAAAATGTTCATCTGCATACTTCTTTGCTGTTTTTAATGTTTTAGTTTCTGAATACTTTGCTCCGTTTATATACAAATAATACTTTCCTGATTCTTTTTCAATAACATATTCATCATTTGATATCCAAAGATTATCAACTATTCTTTCTGCTTCCCATAATCCATCAATTCTTTTATCTTTCTTAAATTTCATCATTTTTGTTCTCCTCCTTGTTTGTTTACTTTGTTTTTGTTCTCCTTAACCTTAATTATATTATAACACAATATAACAGAAAGTCAATATTTTTTTATATAATATTTTTATATTTATTTATATAATAAAATAAGCACCCTAAAATGAGTGCTTAAATTCCTTTTATTGGTATTTTTATAATTGGGTTATAATCAATATATTTCCTATTCTTCTTGCTTCTTCCTTTGTTTGATGTATCCAACCTCACAATATTACTTCCCCATTTCTTTTGTAGCAATTCAAATTGTTCTTTTTCCTTTTCCATGTTTCTATAAATTGCACATCCACCTTTTTGTTCTGATTGCCTACAAACATAATGGTATTTATTAACTCTCAATGCTCCACGATACTTATTCATGTTCTGCAACGTCATGTCATAGTCTTCTTTCAAAGGTAACATTTCATCATATCTTAACTCATTACCCTTTATAAAACACTGAAATGGACCTCCTATATAACTTGTAGTACTGAACGGTGAATACTGCCTATAACTCATTGTATCACTGTTACAATTTATTCCCCAAAACTTAAAACCCCATTCTTCACATAACAATGAATAACGATATATGAAATCTAATATATCCGCTGATTTCAGCTTTACTTTTTCATACGCATAACTTTTATCCTCTGACATTTCAAAATGCTCTATACACCGTAAATCATCATCTATAATAAGGACTATATCAGTACCATGATTAAACTCTTCATCAAGGATATAATTTCTCACTCTGCATAGATTTCCTTGTATTCCTTTCTTACACTTAACAATGTTTTCTTTATGTTTTGGGTTGAACTCTAAATATGTTTTATATTCTTCTGGTGAAACATACACTTTACAAAAAGGAATATATTTTAATGTTTCAACAACAGGTCTTTTATATGATGGACACACTATAACAATTTCTTTATCCTTGTACTTCATTCTTTCATCTTCTCCAATGCCTTAACACCATCTATTACTCTTCCAACTCCCGCTCTTTCTCCGAATGTTTTCTTGTTTCCATTCTTCTTTGTTGGGAACGCTTTTACTTTTTCAATACCTAACACTCCAAGTGCATTTATCCAATCCACCTTGTTATCGAACTTTAAAACAATGTAATTATTTTCCTCATTCAATATTTCTGTGAATGGTACATCCGGTTCTATTTCTAACTCTTCATCTGCTAATGAATCCATTGCGAATCCGAATACTTCCATATCCATTTCTGCTATTTCATCTAAGCTCTGTTTTAATAAATCTGAATCCCATTCACTTTCATTTAGTTTGTTATCTACTAACCTATATGCTTTTATTTGTTCTTCTGTTAAATCTTCTAAACAAACTGTTGGTACTTGTTTTAATCCTGCTTTCTTTGCTCCCAGTATTCTACCATGCCCAGCTACTACACTATTATGTTTGTCAATAATTACTGGCTGTGTAAATCCAAACTCTTTAATACTGTTTGCAATTTGTTCTACTTGTTCTTTACTATGTTTCTTTGCGTTCTTCTTATATGGTTTTAGTTCTTTTATTGGTTTATAAACTATGTTTAGTTCTTCCATGTTCTTCTATCCTTTCTATGTTTTATTATATATATGTTCTATATACCTTTGTTATGCTTGCCTTTGTTCTGTTACACGTTTGTTCTATGTTTTACTATATAGCTTTTTATTATGCACATGGTGTTTTATTTAATAGCCTTTGTTTTGTTCTTACTACTTTTTGTTCTTTTATTTGCTCTACTTGGTTTTTATTTCCTAACAAATGCTTTAACTGTTTAATACAAATTTCTACATCTGCCATTTCTTCTGCTACCATGTGTTCTGCTTCTATTCTATTTACTGTACATGTTCCATCACCATCTATCACTCTTCTATACTTACTTAATGCTTGTATTAGTTCGCCTAACTCTTCTGTACACTGTAACATCCTGTTGTCTAAACCAAAATACTCTGCTTGCTCTTTCATTGCTCCTTTATACTTGCACATTTTGTTTTCCTTTCTGTTTTATATTCCATAACTTAATAGCTTACCCATGTATTTTACACTTTTGACCTTACAATTTTTTAATGATAATAGTAATACTGCTTTATGTTTTGCTTCCTGTATGTTTTGTGCATAGCATAGTGTTTTATTTGTTTGTTCTGTTTCTTTTCCAAAATCATCTAGCTTTGTATATATTACTAAATACTTACTTTGTTTTTCATCTTCTATATCTGTGCTTATGTTCTGCATTTGTTTTAATTCTTCTTTTGCTTTACTATATGTTTTATCAGCAATACTCATCCTAACCCTCCTATCTGCCTTTTCTAGCTGTTTTATTTATTTTGCTTATACTTTATAGGGTTAATGGTTTAAAACGCTTGTATAGGCTTATTTGCCATCATATACATCATTTCCCCATTCTTCCTCTTCGCTTTCTTCTTCAAGCCAATCTGTTCCATTTTCTACATTCCAGATTTCTTCATCATCCTGTTTGTTTGGTTCATATACATCACCCTGTGTTATGAGATTGATTGTTACTTCATTCTGCACTTTACCTGTTTGTTTGAACATATCCAATTTGTCCATCATTGAAACAATTTCTTTAATTGCTCCTACATCACCAGTTAAGCCTTTTTTAAACAGTGCAACCATTAATAAGTTTTGATTTGTTAGCTCACCGCTTTTGAAACCCATATGCATTAAAACTTGTTTTTGTTTTTGTGTTGTTATATCCATTGTTAGTAATGCTTTCATGGATTGCTGTAATGCCATTTTTTCATCACGTTTCTTCTTTCTTGCTTCAACTCCTAACTGCCCGATTCTTTTTCTTTCTTCCGGTGTTCTCTCATTCATAGGGATTAGATTTTCTACTCCATTACGCAATACTTTTGGAGACTTCTTATTTGTTGACATTCCTTTCTGTTCACACTCCTTTTACTTTTGTTCCATAATATCAAATAAGGCAAGGAAGTATGCTTTGTTCTGCTTCTCCCTCACCAATATTTCTTTTTATATAAAAACAGCAAACATATAAAACTAATCAAGTATACGAGGTTTTTGTATATATGAACGAAATTATTTTATAAGTACAAACATGGCTTTTTATTATTTTGTTTTATACGTCCACTGTTTTTATCTATTTATATTTTGGCTAACATTTATGGCTGTTACTTATACATTCCTATCCTAGAATATTTCCTTAATTCCATTTTATTATAGCATGTTACTATCTATTTGTCAACGATAAATTTATATTTTATTTGTGTTTTCTTTGTTTGTTTTGCCTAAAAAGTAAATCTCTTTCTTTCTTGGCTTTTATTCTTTCTTCTTTCACCTTTTCATTTGCTTCATAGTATTCTAAATACTTTGTACACGTTTCATGGCAATGTAATATTCTTTCTTCACAATTCTTACATGGACTGTGTAACATTATATCAACCCTTTTCTTCTTAAATAATCTTCCACATCACATAGATACAATATTGCTTCCTGTGTATCCTGTTCCTTTATACTAACAATACCATCTGTGTCTTTTACTGTGTACCTGTATTCTGATATCGGAAAACCGTCTTTTGTTTCATTCTTTAGCTTGCGCTTCACTTTTGTTACAAAGTTTAATATGAATACTACAACCAATGTTACTACAATGCTTTCTAATGCCCCTATATGGCTTTTTATCAGCACATATGGGAGTAATATATAAATAATACATATAAGTTCTTCAAAATGCCCTACAAGCCAATTACGAGCCTGTACAATAGTTTCCTTTGAAGAGCTTGCTACTGCTTCAAATAGTTTATTCATAACTTCTTTAATCCTTTCATAAAATCACCCATTCCATTTTTTAATGTTTCTAGTTTTGTTTCAAGCCTTTTTCTATATGGTGGAGTTTTGCACACTTCACATCTGTATTTGTTTTCTTTATTGAAGAATGCCCCGGCAAACTCTTTACATATCTCACCGTTATGCTCAAACACTTCTTTTTCATCTGCCATCTCCAGCCCGTGCTCTCTAAGCATATCCCA